TTAATTAGAAGTACTTTAGCTAATTTAACTAATGTTAATATATTTGGTTATTTTGATGAAGCTGGTTTAATTGTAAATAATACTTCAGCAGATTCTATAACAGATCCAGACTATAATACTTTTATAAATTCTAACTTCACTTCTGTCGCAATTATTGGAAATGATCACGACGATGGAGCAGCTAGTGAAGGATTAACAGGTAATAGATTTATTGGTTGTGGTATATTTAGTGCAGCCGATCATCACAAAAGAGCAGATGGTAATTATTTAATACCTGCACTTTATATTGATGGCAGACTTAGTAGTGGTGGTATTCGTGGTCATAATTTTACAGCTTGTAATTTAAGAACATATTCTAATACTGCAATTAGTTTAGATTATTGTGATGATGTTAGTTTTAATAATTGTACTTTTGAATTTTCAAGTTTTGCAGTTACTAATGCAAACGCAGAAGGTACTATTGTAGGTACTGCTAGAACTGGTGATATAAGTATTATTGCACCAGCAAGTACTGGTACTTTAGGTATTAAAACTTTAGCTAATACTATTGCTGGAAGTTTATTAAGCGTTGGTGGGGAAGGTGATAACGAAATTATTGTTTCTAATCAAGGTAATTCTGTTATATTATCGGCAGCCGATGACAGTGGTACTGCAGATAGCAAGATTCAATTAACAAGTGATCCTACAAGTGCTACTAATGATTGGGTTATTTTAAGAGATAATTCTGAAAGTGATTTATTAGATTTTAGGTATGATAATAATACACAATTAAGTGTTACTAATGCTGGATATGTAACAGCTAAAACAATAGAAGCAGATAAAGTTGTTTACGATCAAGGTAGTGAATTAACTATTGCAAGCGGAGTAATTACAGCAACACATTCTTACCATAAAGTAGATACAGAAGGTGATGCAAGCTCAGATGATTTAGATACTATTAACGGTGGAGCTACTGGACAAATGTTACTTATTACTCCTCAAAGTAGTAGTAGAACAGTTGTAGTAAAAGACGCTACTGGCAATCTTAGACTTAATGGTGATTTTAGTTTAGACAATGGTCAAGACGCTTTGCTTTTAATGTATGTTGCTTCTTTCTGGATAGAAGTATGTAGATCAAATAACGCATCCTAACTAAATTATGACATTAACAAAATTAAATTCAAACCTAGCAACTTTTACTCAAGCAGGTACTGGTGCTGTTAATAGGTCAATACAGAATAAATTAGAAGGTAGAGTTTCAGTTAAAGATTTCGGTGCAGTAGGCGATGGAACTACTGATGATACTACAGCTATTCAAAAAGCTTTAGATACAGGAAGAGAAGTTGTATTCCCAGAAGGTACTTTTAGGATTACAAATGAATTAATAATCCATACCTATGGTCAAATTGTTAGAGGTAGTGGTAAAGGTGAATTTCAAAATACAACTATCAAAGGATTTAGAACAAAAATATTAATTGATAAAGATACAACTATACCTACATACAGAAAGACAAGAAGAGAATGTCCTAAGACTTCTAGCGATACTAATGATCCATTATATTCAGCAGCAATAAACATCCAAGCTGAAGGTGTTAAGTTATCAGATTTTATGCTTCAGTTAGAATGTGATTATACAAACACTAGCTCTTCAAATTTAGGTGGAGATTGTGATATTGGAATTTTTAATGGTTGTCGTGCAGAAGTTCAGATTGAAAATGTAAATATTATTGGATACTTTCGGATTGCAAGTATTTATTTAGATGTAACAGCAAGTATCAGTAGTGATGTTCCTAATTTTACTACACCATCTAATCACTCAACAAAACCTAATTTTCAATATCCAGCTAATGCAACTAATGGGTGCGATAGAATACATATCTCTAACTGTCACACAAAAGGTGGATTAAAAGGTTTGTTTTTAGCAGGAGGTAAAGAGAGTGATGATGGTACATATTATGATGTAATTAATAATGCTGTTGCTGCAGGTACGAGTTATGGTGGTAGAGGTGGTAGTGGAGCAAGTGATTTATTAATAGATCAAAATTGTTATTTTGAGTCTAGAGATCATCATAGTGGTGTAAGAGCTGTAGATCCACAAAGTACATTAAATCCAGATAATGAAAATATAGATACAATAGCTTGTTGTATTGCTTTAGATGGTCGAAGAGGTAGTACTACTCAAGGCAGAATTAGAAGAATAAATATTAGCAATACAAGACTACGCACATTTGAAGCGGCAAGATTATTTACAGACAGAATCTTTGAAGTAAATATTAATTGGCTACATACAGAACCTGATTCAGGATCTTGGTTAGCAGGAGCAAAAATATATAAAACAAATGGTTCAACTGATATAACGTCAACTATTGGTGATTACTCATCAAGTGGAAATTCATATGGTCCTATAGCTTGTAAAGCTACCAGTGGGACTAAAGTAGGTTCAGATGAAATTCATTGCTTTGGTGTTTGGGGAACTGGAATCCAAAACGCTTATTGTGATAATAAAGTAACAAACTTTACTCAAACAAGAACTTTCCCAGATAGCGGAACTTGGACTCCTAAATTTCAATTCGTTAGTGATCCTACATATATAACTCAAACTGGGAATTGGAGAAAAATAAATGACATTGTATTTTGTGATTTTAAAGTTGAGTATCATAGTTTAGATACATCTGATACTTCAGATATAGCTATAAGAATGGATGATGTAACTCCAGCAGGTGTATCTCTTGAAATTAATGCAATATCAGGGGTACTAGGTCAACTATCAAAAGGTAAATCAACTGGTATTGTCTCAAACGACTTTACAAAAATCGAACATGTAGTTGGTGGAACGGACAGAATAACGGTTGTAAGACCAAATGGCACACCTATTGATTACAACGATAGTGAAACACAAGCTGGAACTTCCGGTAGTCCAGTAGCTTTAGTTGGATCTTTTTGGTTTAGAGCAGCTTAATATGACATTAAATTGAATAGTAGATAATGTCAAACTTAGGAGAACCAATACAACTACCCTCTATAAGACTTCCAAGTACATCAGAACTTACAACGCCTACTCTTCTAATACCAACAGCCGAGATACCATCTTACAAACCATTAGTAGTACCTCCTAGCGACCTTAGAAGTCCTAAAGGAGTTAAGCAAACAACAGAACAAAAAGAGCCACCTTCTCTTAAAATACCAGTCTTAGATATACCTATTCCTGTACCAACTACAGAAGTAGTAATGACAGCAACCTATGCAGCAGTATCTGCTGTAGCAGTTACCACCCTTGCTCAACCATTGTTTGATCAAATTAAAAAGAAATTACAGAAGTTCCTACAAGGAAAAATAGATAAATGGAAGCAAAAGCAACAGAAAAACCCAAAGGACTCTTTGGAAAGTTAAAAGAGAATGTAGATGACCACGAAGAACAAATGGTAATCCTTGGGGCTATGGTCCGTTTAGGAGTAGTCGTTTGGAGTGGTTTTATCATTACTTTAAATTATGTAGAATTACCAATGTTTAAGAAGAGTCCAGGCGGGGATATTACATTTCCGGCTTCGATTTTCACTGGAGCCCTTGCAACATTTGGTTTATCTACTGGTAACGGAAACGGAAAAAAGAACGGTAACGACAAACCAAAACAATGAAGAAATGGATCTTAGTACTGGCACTGTTAATTCCAACAGGAGCTAAGGCAAACACAATAACTCCCCAATTTACCCAAGGGAGTATGAATTCAACTACCACTACCACTCAGGTCATAAATGAGACCATCACAACAACAGTGGAAGGAGGAGACCTAACAACATGGTCTGGTTCCAACGTCCACATAGATACAGCAAGCGAAGGTATAGCTGGTGGAATATCAGCAGACGATCAAGTGTTCGAAGTAGTAGATACGAGTCTTCCTTGGACATTAGAAACAGTAACAAGAGCTGCTGGTACAATCGAAACAAGCATCGAAGTAAGAGATATAACTACCAACGCTACTACTACTTCCTTATCGGTCTTCTCACAATAGGAAGCCCAGCTCTAGCTGAAGAGCCAAGAGTAAATAATACATCTAATCCTGTTGCAGCAGCAACGGGAAATGTAACTAACCAAGCCATACAATTCCAAAATAATGGAGCTGCAAGTAGACAATACTTTGGTCCTAATGTGAGTTGTAATGGCTCTACTATGACCTTCTCACCGTTCTATATGGGTAATCACTCAGAACCTAGAACAATAGATGAAGAGACAAGAAGACTAGATCAAGATTCTTATGTCATAGCTGAAAACTGGGGAGCACAAATTAACTTCATGGTTCCCCTTGATCGAGAATCTTTGAGACGTTGTAAAAGAATAGCTAAACGTGTCGAAGAAAAAATGAGATTAGATTACGAGATTGTTCGTGCTTTGAAATGTGCAGAACTTCAATCCAAAGGATTCATGATTCATCCAAAGTCAAAGCACTATGTCATGTGTCACGACATCGTACCTATCTCAGCATTAAAACCAAAACCTAAAAAGAAATTCGGACTATTTTAAATGATCGTACTTATCAAACCCGTCCTCATGGCGTTCCTTAGCTCATCTGCTGTAAAGGAATTAGTTATACAACTACTAGAAGCTTATGCAGCATCTACTGATAACACCATTGATGATAAGGCAGTTGAACTAATTAAGAAAAACTTATTCCCTGGAAGTTAAATGAAGAAAGCCACTGAAGACCAATTTAACGAATTACATAATCTCGTCACAGCTGAGTTCCTTAAACGGGTTAAAAGTGGCGAAGCTTCTACCCAAGATTTAAAAGCAGCCTGTGATTGGCTTAAAACTAATGACATTAGCGGTATTGCATATGACGGCAACCCACTCTCCAAGCTTGCAGCCGTAATGCCAAAAGTAGATCCAGAACTAGTACAGAGCAGACTCTATGGCAGAAAGCACAGCTGAGTATTACAGGAAGAATCCTAAAGCTCGAAGAAAAAGACTTACACAACAGAAGAAATACAACAAAACCAAAAACGGTCTGAAGATAAGAGTCAACGCTAACAAGCTCAATAGAAATCTCGGTACTTACGGAAATGGTGATGGCAAAGATGCTGCTCACTATAAAGGCAGTACGACAAAAGGGAGACTTCAATCTCCTTCAAAAAATAGAGCAAGTAGAACTAAATCTTAATGACCCCACTACTACCTACCCCTAAACACTATTTATACAACCTAATAACCATGACAAATTCAGACGCTAAGCGGCTCTGGAGAAGAGCTATTAAAGAGCACTTCAATTGTCAATGCGTTTATTGCGGAAATAACTATGAAATTAATGAACTTACACTCGATCACGTCAAAGCTAAAACCAATGGTGGAGAGGATCTTACAAGCAATTTGGTCCCCGCCTGTAGAGCGTGTAACCAAGGGAAAGGTAGCAGTCATTGGCTCAGATGGATGCGTCAGACATATGGACATAACCCTCTGAGAGAACGACTAATTATTAGTCACATCACATAACACCCACAAGTCAATATCTCGTAGCCGTCCGCAAGGGCGGCTTTTTTTATGGCCGCACCAGTAGCACCAATACTGGCAAAACTCTTATTAAAATCTGCAATAACCAAAGCTGGAAAACCGTTAATAAAAAGAGGAGGACAATGGCTACTTACAAGAACTGCTAAAGAACTTGCGAAGAAACTAAAAAATGGAAAAGTAGTTAACGGTGTCAACGGTAATGGAGTTAATGGAGTTAATGGAGTAAAAATCTCCGATGTAAGAAATGCCAGTTATTTGAAAAAGATAAAACAAATTAAAGAGAAAACAGGAACACTTAGAAGAAATAGAGATCTTCAAATTAATAAAGAAAGATTTTATCCAGATCCAAAAGGGAAAGGTAATTATAGCTTAAAAAGTAGAGCTATGAAAAATAAAGAAGTGTCAGATAGGATTGCTTTAGGTATCGAACAAAAACCAACACTTTTAGATTACATTCAGACTTGGGGAAAGAAAACAGGAACAGAATTATTTAAGAAAGAGCAAAAGCTACTCCAAGGTACAGCTAGAAAAAGTAGTAAAACTC